ATGTTGCCCTAAGTTAAAGTTTACTTTTTTAGATGAGGCTCAAGACTTGTCTGCCTTGCAGTGGGATATAGCTCACATATTAGATAACCACTCTGAAAAAATGTACTGTGCAGGGGATGATGATCAAGCCATATATCGTTGGGCGGGGGCGGACGTGGATCAGTTTATTAACTTGGAAGGCGGTTCAGAAACTTTGGTTCAATCTTATCGAATACCTAGTTCGGTTCATACCGTCGCGGAAAGTGTGGCTAAAAGAATTAATCGTCGATTTCCAAAAACATATTTACCTAGAAAAGAAAGTGGCGCAGTAGAACGGATAAATACCCTTGACTCGCTAGACCTTTCAACGGGTAATTGGTTAATCTTATCTCAAGCCGGATATCATCTTCAAGCGGTAGCTTCTGATTTAAAATCAAATGGTTACCTGTTTAATTACAAGGGACACCGCTCGATTGGAGAGAAATTATCTGAAGCTGTAAACGGTTGGGAGAATCTTCGCAAGGGTAAAGAAGTGTCAGGAGCCGTAGCTAAAAAGATTTACAGTTATATGTCTTCCGGTAAACACGTCCAACGAGGCTTTAAAAAATTACCGGCCCTAGATGAAGCAGAATTTGTTACGCTTCAAGGTCTGATAAATAATCACGGGCTATTAGCAACTAAAGAAATGATTTGGTCCGAAGCGATGGATAAAATACCGGAGACCGAACGAGCCTATATCACAGCGTTGCTAAGACGGGGCGAGAAGTTTAATGCCACGCCTCGGATAACAGCGTCCACGATCCACGGATCAAAGGGAGGAGAGGCGGATAACGTTGTACTGCTCACGGACCTCAGCCCTTCAGCAGAAAGTGAAATGCATATTAATCCTGACGATATGCACAGAGTATTTTATGTCGGGGTAACCAGAGCAAAACAAAACTTGTACATCGTTGATCCTGAAGATGTCGGAAGGAGTTATAACTTATGAATTGTTGGCACTGTAACCATGAATTAATCTGGGGTGGGGACCATGATATAGATGAAGAAGATGATACTTTTTCAATAGAAACAAATTTAAGCTGCCCCGAATGTGGCACTTTTGTTTTAGTTTTTTTACCAAAAATATATACCGAAGAAAAGGAAGAAGATGCAGAACAATGATTACGAAGTAGATTACGTTGAATTTCATATTAAGGCACAAAAAGAGTTTCGTGCGGTATCGGAAGCGGTAAACAAGAAAGATTACGCTATGGCAGAAAAACACGCTATGAACGCGATGGTGGAAATGAAACTAATGTGGAATAGTTTGCAGATACTTAAAGAACAAGATCATGAGTTGTGGCGTAAAAATGGATAGAGCGGACTTATTAAAAAAAGCAGACGATTTGATCAAGGGTGATCGAGCAAAAGATTATGGTGACGCTTATCAAAATCACGATAAAATAGCCATAGGATGGAACGTAATAGCAAAGTCAGCATTTGAAAGTCACGGGAGGGTTACAGCATCTCACGTGGCGCTCATGATGGATTGGGTCAAGACGGCCCGTCTTTTAAACACCCTCGACCACGAAGACTCGTGGATCGACAAGGCCGGATACACGGCCCTTGGAGGGGAATTCTCCCCAAAGGACAAAAAGTAAAGAGAGGTTTGTATGGCGGGAAACTTGCAGATGGCGATGTTCGCTCCAAAAAGCGAATGGATACCCCCGATGGAATTGCCAGACATCACAACCGCAAAAAAAATTGCTATCGACGTGGAAACGAGAGACCCCGATATTAAAACCAATGGTCCAGGATGGGCTACAGGAAATGGGGAGGTTGTAGGTTATGCCGTAGCCGTAGATGGATGGTCAGGTTACATCCCGATTAGGCATCTTGGCGGAGGCAATCTTGATGAAAAGATTGTAAATAAATGGCTTAAAAAAGTATTCGAATGTCCCGCCGATAAAATCATGCACAACGCTCAGTATGACGCGGGTTGGATTAAACGCATGGGATTTGATCTCAAGGGTAGGATCATTGATACGATGTTGATTGCTTCTTTACTGGATGAGAACCGATTTAGTTATAGCTTGAACGCTTTGTCTTACGACTTGTTAGGTAAGACGAAATCAGAAAAGGGTTTAGTCGAGGCCGCGAGAAGTTTCGGCGTTGATCCTAAAGCTGAGATGTGGAAGCTCCCCGCGATGCACGTCGGTGCTTACGGTGAGGCTGATGCCGAACTCGCTCTCGAACTTTGGAATTACTTCAGCATTCAACTTGGCAAAGAAGACCTCTGGAACATTGTTAATTTGGAGCTTGATCTGCTCCCATGTCTCATCGAAATGACTTGGCGAGGGGTCAGGGTCGATCAAGACAGGGTTGAGCAAACTCGGAACAGTCTTGTCAAGCGGGAACGGCAGGTCATGAAAGAGATTAAGAAGGTTGCGGGGCGTGACGTTGAAATCTGGGCGGCTCAATCCCTCGTCAAAGCGTTCGATAAAGTCGGGCTCCAGTATCCAAAGACCGAAAAGGGCGCACCTAGCTTCACAAAGCTCTTTCTCCAAGAGAACAACCACCCTCTCGCGCAACTCATCGTTGAGGCTAGGAACTTGAACAAGACAACCGGCACTTTCCTCCAAACCATCATGAAGCACTGTCACGCTGACGGTAGAATTCATAGCCATATCAATCAGATCCGATCTGATGATGGGGGTACAGTATCAGGTCGTTTAAGTATGAACAGTCCGAACCTTCAGCAAATTCCCGCAAGGGACCCTGAGATTGGGCCAATGATACGTTCCTTGTTTTTACCCGAAGAGGGAGAGCAGTGGGCCGCCATAGACTTCTCGCAACAGGAACCACGGATCTTGGTCCACTATGCTCACGTTTATGGTCAGAGTCGTAATTTGCCATTGGAGGGTGCGTCAGATTTTGTACAAGCATACAATGACGATCCTAACACAGACTTCCATACGATGGTGGCGGAGATGGCTAACATCCCAAGGAAGCAAGCTAAGGTAGTCAACCTTGCGATGATGTACGGCATGGGGGTTGGAAAACTTTCTGAACAGCTAGACATTTCAATGGATGATGCCAAAAGTTTAATTAACCAGTATCACAAACGTGTACCGTTTGTTAAAGGTCTGATGAACGGGGTGATGAATCGATTAAATGATAAATCTTCTTCGGGATCTATACGTTCAATACTTGGTCGTAAATGCCGTTTTGATCGATGGGAGCCGGACACGTTTGCGATGAACAAAGCCTTGCCTTACCAAGAGGCTGTTCAAGAGTACGGAGCCACCACGAGGCTTAAAAGGGCTTACACATACAAAGCCTTGAACCGTTTGATTCAAGCCTCAGCGGCAGATATGACAAAGCAAGCGATGGTTAATCTGTACAAAGAGGGTTTAGTCCCCTTGACGCAGATTCATGATGAGATTGCAATGTCAGTAAAAAATAAGGAGCAAGCGAAATATATTGCTGATATAATGACCTCAGCGGTTCCTTTAGAGGTTCCTAACGTGTGCGATGTTGAAATCGGGCCCAGTTGGGGCGAAGCCAAATAAAGGACGCGCTTCCTCCTTTTTGTTTGTTTTAGCCCCGATACTAATCGGGGCTTTTTTTCATTGCTTGTAACTGCAACAAACGCAACAACTGATCTCGCTTATAGTTGTCGATAGCTTTTGACCTACAATATTGAGTCCACAATGTCATGACACCCTCCCGTTTAAAGTTAGGTGCGTTCCTTCGACCGAATGGTCTACTTCCGTCCTTAGTGGATGAACGTTCGCGTATTGTCTTAATTTAACCTTTTCTTGTCAACACCCTTGCATGATCTCATATATTCGCATATACTCCCATGTAAACCTAAAGAAAGTAATGTTATGGATACCAATAAATGGAAAAGCGTATTAGTTCCGAGGGAGATTTACCTCGTAATTAAAGAGATGTCAAAGGCAGAGGGCCGGACAATTAGTGGTCAACTGCGCGTTATCTTTGATGATTTTGTACAAAAGTACAAACCTCGTGACGAGGATGATCGTTTCGATAATAACTAAAGGAGGAAGTATGTTAAAAAAAATCATAGCGGTATTACTAATTACACTGCCACTAAGCGCGTTCGCAGGAAAGTTGTTGAAGTGCGAAGGAGTTATGACAAACAGCGGGTACAAGTACGTGGGTACATACTGCATGGATTTTAACTGCACTTACGTTCAGCGCTTTGTGTTTAGTAGCTACTGCCCCTATAGCGTTTAACCCCGTTGCAGTGTTTTTTGTTTTTAGATAAAATTAAGATGACATTAGGATCTGTTTTCCTTTTGTTCTCCGTGTAGTGTTAAAGCCCTTGGTCATTTCCCCTGACTAAGGGTTTTTTTTATGAGGTAAAAATGATAGATATTAATGACATGAAGTCAGACACCCCTTCTGAAAAGCCCGCTAAAGAATTTGTTGATGGGCTCCTAGCTAAGAAACCACGGGACACGGCCCCCGATTGGATTAAATGTAATCTGAGTATCAAACGAGCCGATGTGATCCGATGGTTAGAGCAAAAGGAAAGTGATTGGATAAACGTTCAAGTTTGTGAAGCTAAGTCAGGAAAATGGTATGCTGAAGTAGATAACTGGCAACCAACCAAGAAAACTTCGAACGACAATGGATCTAGAGGATTTTGATGAGGACTTGTCCGATGAAGAAAAAGAATTCTTTTTCGCGGCAAGCGAAACCGCAGAATTGTTAAAAACTTTAAATCTGTCGGGTATTTCTCAGACCGCCGCAGTTGCCGGATCGTTGACACAAATGCTTACGCAATTGTTTATCGGCTCACGGACCTCGGGCCAAGCGTTAGGCATACTGGCTTCTTGTCTGTCTGCGGCATCTGAAAATGTAGATAAGTTACAAGGGGTTTATAAGAACCCTGATGACGAACCGTTACATTAAAGTGTTCCGCCATGACTTAGCTTAAATATATCGGGGTCAACAGCAGACTCGTTAATCAAGTCGTACAAAGGCATTCTAACTATTTTGTCACACCACGCTTTAGGTATGTGAATTTTTGCATTGGATTGTTTATCTGAGTCTGACACCACCGCCGCGACACAAATAGCCTTATCGTTCTCCGATACTAAAAATCC